TTAACCTATTGGTTCAGCGGCTTTTTCTTTGCAAGGGTTGCCAAGGGCTGCCAAGCCCAGCCCAGGGGCGGTGGGGTATGAATGGGGTATGGATTGGAGGCAATCGCCCCCGATGGGGTATGGCCCGTCGCCCACGGGTTCCGCCGCCCGCGCGTCCAGATAATCCGACCACCACTGCATCAGCCGGCAGCGCTCAATCCAATATTCCGCGTGGTTATATGCGCTGCGGACCTTGTTCTGGTCCTTGTGCGCCAGTTGGTGCTCGATGGCTTTGGGGCGGACGCCGCTGTATTCGTTCATGATGGTACTAGCCAGGCCCCGGAAGCCATGTCCGGTCTGCTCGCCCTTGAACCCCATGATCTTGAGCGCCTTGTTGAGGGTGTCCGCGCTGATCACCCCCCTGGGGTTGCGCATGCCGGGGAACAGGTGCTCGTAGTGTCCGGTCAGCTGCTGGAGCTCTTTGAGTAGGGCGATGGTCTGGCGCGAAAGCGGGATCAAGTGGCTGGATCCCCATTCCTTCTGCATGAGCCGGCCTTTCATTCGAACGGCGGGGATCTCCCAGACCGCTGCCTCGAAGTGGAACTCTGGCCAGCGCGCCCACCGTAGTTCGTTCGTGCGCGGGAAGGTCCGCATCATCAGCTTCAAGGCGTACCGGGTTTCCGGCCGGCCTTGGTAGGCATCGATGCGTTGCAGCAGTGCGGGGATAGCAGCCTCACCAACGTGCGGGAAGTGCTGCACGGGCGGGCGGTCGGCCAGGAACTGGCGCAGGCTCTGGGTTACATCGGCGTGGACCTCGCCGATGCCGACCCCGTAGCTGAACACCATGCCGATGGCATCCAGCACGCGTGACGCCATATCAAGCGCCCCACGGGCCTCGACGACCCTGACCGCATCTAGAACCGCCTTTCCCGATATCTGGTCCATGGGGGCTTTGCCGAATCTCGGATATGCGTTCGCCTTCAGAGCGTTTGTCATCCGCGAGTGGTAGCCCGCGCTCCAGGATTTTTCCTTGATGGTCAGCCATTCTTGTGCAACCGCCTGGAACGATCGCCTTGTCGAGGCCTGGGCCTCCTGCTCAGCAGGCGCTTGATCAGGATCCATGCCGGCCGCGATGCGCCTCTTGGCCTGCGCGCGCAGGGACCGGGCTTCCCCCAGTGTGATGTCCGGGTACTGGCCGAAGGTGATAGAGGTGTCGGCCCCGTCAAGGGGGCGTTTGTACTTCAGCCGCCAGCGCTTGCCGCCGCTGACCAGGACCTCCAGGAACAGGCCACCACCATCGAACAGCTTATTTTTCCCACCGGCGCGGTACTTTGCGCCACGACATTGAGCATCAGTCAGGGGTGGGATTATTTTTGCCATGGGGTTGTCCGTAGCCGTCCGGGTTTTCGAGCCATGCCAGGATCTCTGAGCCGCGCCAGGCGGTGCATGCGCCACCGATCCTGATTGGAGCCGGTGCCCGGTGGCTCAGGACCCGTTTGCGCCAGGTCTCCCGGCTGAATGGAATGCGATCTGCAAATTCCCCCCAGCGGTACAGGCCCTCCGGGTGGATGGTCGTGGAACCATATCGCGCGTTGATGCGCTGCTGCATCGGATGATGATCGGATAGGTTCATGCGTGGGCCCCATCACCGATGAACGGATAGTCCTCCGGCGCGCCCCAGAGCTCGACCGTGACGGGACCGGCTCGCATGTCGCCCGTCATAAGGCCGTCGAGCCCCGCCCGCTCATGAGGGTGCAGGTTGTGCCATTTGGCGATTACGCAGTCTTCGTGCAGCAGGCCGCGCGGCTGATCGCGCTCCATCATGCCGACGGATATGCCGCGCTCCCGGCACCACGTCTCGGCTGCCTGGCAGGCCTCGAAGCTGCATCCAGGGGTGTCGAAAACGACGCGGAATTTTGGCTGGTCCTTGGCCAATGCATGGATCTGGATGTCAGCCACGGTCGACCTCCCAGGCGCCGCGAGAACACCGGATCTTCCCGGCCCGGCGCAGGGCCTGCAGGCGGCGGTCGAAAATGCGAGACGGCGGGACCCGATACCCCAGGTAGTCCCTGAGGTTGAGATCGTACGCCAGCCGGGCCAGCGGCTGATGGTACATGAGCGCGCCCAGCTTCTGGCGCGGCGCGCGGGTGATCTCGGCCAGCAGGGCCGCATCGAATTTGCTGTAGTCGGTCATGATCAATCCTCGCTCGTTGTGTTGCGGACCAGCGCAGCGCCTGGCTGTCGCCGATCTGTCATAGGGTTTTCCAGAGGGTTATCCACGGTGGATGTGGGTAAGTCGGGCGCCGGCGGCAAGGGCATCCAGTGGCTCGGATCGCGGACGCGGTCTTTTGCATCCAGCCAATCGCCATGCGGCCCCCGGTACATTTCAAACGGGCGCTGACGGCCGTGGACGCCCAGCACCACGCGGCCATCTTGCGGCGCCGTCTCGATCGGCTGCCATTGCTGCCGCTGGTACGCCTTGATGGCGGCGCGTGCGTATGCGTCCATCGTGGATGCACGGAAGGTGTCGATTTCTGCCGCGCAGCCTGCCACGATGATCGTCATACTGCTGTCGGCTTCGGGCAGCGGCGGCAGTTTGATGTCGTTGCTCATTGCGTGTTCCTCCCGATTTCTGCGGCTGCGCGGGTGACGGCGCGGCGATTCCACGCATCCTCCGGCGCTTCACAATGGCACCACACGCAGCGGACACGCATTTTCCCGTCAGCGTTCAGATAGTCGTTGTGATCCAGGTCAGTTTTGCCGCACATCGGGCACGGCAGCAATTCGCGGTCTGTTTCTTGGGTCATGATTGCTCCTGTGTCGCACCGCCCGGCAACTCAATACGAGCAGTTACGATCAAACGGGTTCCTTCGGGAAAGTCGTCAACGAACATCTTGAAGCCAGGACCGGACACCATCCCGCTGTGATTGATGAAGCGGCGTCCGTGGCTGTCATAGCTAACGGCCTCGAAACGTGTCTCTGGGTTCGATGCGGACAGGACTTCATCCGGGTTTCTGTGTCGCGAGCAGAGCCAGCCGTCTTTTCCGTATGCGCAGCCGCTTCGAATTGCGCCGCGCCTTCTCGGCTGTCATCTTCGAGTGTTGCAAGCAGATCGCGCAGTGTCTTTGTATCTATGGTCATTGCCTTGTCTCCGCAGCGTGTGCAGCTTCCATCGCGTAGATGGACTGCGACCAGATGATGTAGGTTTCCGGTAATCCGGCATTGATCGCAGGCCGCGAATCGATGATTCGTTGCAGCCGCTCGATTTCATCCGCAGCGGCCTGCGCCCGCGCTTCAGCAGATTCCGCGACTCGCTGCCAGCGTGTGACCTGGGCCGCCTGGGCGTCGATTCTGGCCTCGGATTCTGCACGGGTCCGCTCGGCAATTCGGGCGTATTCCGCGACCTGCCCATTTGCGGCATCGATGATGTCGAGCAACTCCGGAAGGGCATTGATGCCCTCGATCAGCAGGCGTGCCGTGGGGCCTTCGGGGCCAGCCGGAAAGCACAGATCAGGATGGCCGTCGCGCTGGTTGCAGGGCGAGACCACCGGCACATGGTAGGGGTCCACGATTCGCCGCCAGGAATTGCTGGTTGCCAGCGTCCAGGGCAGCGGGCAGGCCTGGCGGATCAGGTCGCGCAGGTGTTGTGTGTCGATCGTCATTTCAAAGCCTCGTCAATTTGGGCCAGCACGGCATCCAGGTCGGCCAGGCCGGACAGCCCCTCGCGGTCGGTGTCCGGGATCACGCCGTCAATGCCATGAGTCAGGATCAGCGCGTCACGCTCGGCGGCGATCTGCGCCCGGGCGAGACGCAAGCCGGTGCGCAGGCTGCTGATCGTGAGTGCGGAGTCGCGCAGCAATTTGGATGTGGCGATGTCGCCGCGCTCGCCGTGCGTTTGGGCGGCCAGCAGGAGGGTGTGGGCGTCGATCATGCGACTTTCCTATGCACGGCCAGCTGCGGGGCATTCAGCAGCAGGAAGCCGACGGCCATCATCGGATCGACGCTGTTTCCCACCATGCGGACCTGGGTGGATTTTGAGAATGTGCGCCCGTCGTGGCCCCGGTCGATGATGTAGCTGTCCGGGAAGTCCTGGGCGCGGAAAAGCTCGCGGGGTTCCAGCATGCGCAGGCCGATATCCACGATGACGTAGGGCGTGCCCTTGATCGTGACCGTGACAAGGGCCATGCGGTCCTTGGTCGTGATCGTGGTCATGGGTCGCGCAGATCAGACCACTGGCCGCCTTCGCCGTAGTAGCGCAGAAGAAAGGCCGCGACACGCTCCGCGCCCTCTGCCTGATCTGCAGACAGCGTGCATGCCACGATGCCGTGGTGCTCACCGCCGGCGGATATGGTGCGCAGGGGCTCCTGAACATCCCGCGCATCACAGTTGCCGCGCAGGTGGGCCAGATGGGCCGTCACCAGCTGCTGCTGGCTGCCGGTGTTCGTCACGGTGGACATGGGATTTCCCATGTCGTGACCTGGCGTGGCGTTGAATCCTCCGTTGGCCTGCATCAGATAGGCGCATGACAGGGCGTGCTTGATGCCGCCAGCGACCACTACGCCCAGCGGCTGACCGATATCCAGGCATCGCGGATCCTGGCCCTGGCGCTCTCCATAGCCAGCCTGAATCAGCGTCGGCGCGACCAGGGCATGCTTTCCGCCACGCGGCCATGCCGTGATCGTGCTGAGCGGATCCGATACAGGCTTCGATCCATCGCGGGACCAGTCGGAGATCGGCACGATGAACGGGTCGCCCGTCTCCAGCACGTACCGCTGGATGCCTCGCGCAATCCGCCGCAGGGTGGCATCGGCCAGAGGCCGCTTGCGCTCGAAAATGGACGGGCAGGGAATGGACCAGTCGATGCAGTCAGCAGCCGGCTTCCATTTGTGCTGCCCGCGCACGGGCTTCTTGTGGTGCGTAGGCTCCGGCCAGCGGATGGTCTCCCCGATGCAATTGCCGACCTCGAAATGCCGTTCGCGCGTAGTGTGCCCGCCCATGTCGGCAGCGATGATGTTGCGGCTCTCCAGGACATAGCCCATGCTGCGCAGGATTGCGCACCAGCGGCGGTAGGTCTGTCCTTCGCGCTTGGGGTCCGGCACCAGGAATTGCTGTTCGACCGGCACGCGCTCGCCCGGGGCGGCAACGCTGCCGTCCAGTTTCACGACGCGGCGGGTCTTGGGGTCGCGCTTGGCGATCAGCGGGCCCCACTTCGTGAACTGCTTGACATTCTCCAGGCTGATCCAGTCGGGCCGCACTTGGCCGGCCCAGCGGATGCCGACCCAGGCCAGCGCCCGGATCTTCGAGCTGCGCGGCTGGCCGCCTTTGGCCTGGCTGAAATGGGTGCAGTCTGGCGATAGGTGCAGCCAGCCGACCGGGCGGCCATGGGTTGCTGTGCGGGGATCAACCTCGAACACGTCCGTGACGTAATGCTCGGTTTGCGGATGATTGGCCTGGTGCAGGCTCAGCGCGTCCTCATTGTGGTTGATGGCGATGTCGGGGCTGCGGCCCCAGGCCATCTCCATGGCGACGGACATGCCACCACCGCCGGCGAACAGATCCACGATGATCTTCTTGTCCAGGCCGGTGAGCCGTAGTTGCGGTGTCAGCATGCGAATAACTCCATTTGTCCTGCCTCTGCATGTGGCGCCATAGCATCCCAGGTCTTGTCCCAGTGAGTCGTCTCACTGTCCGTGTCATGCAGTCCAAAAATGGCACCGTCGTTCCACGTCGCCATGCGCGCCTGATCCCAGCTCGAAAATTCGATGCGGGTGAACAGGCGGCTGTCCGGATGCCCGGTATATGCGACGATTGCCATCATTCCTCCCACGGCCCCGGAAAATCCCTTCCAGGGCGCTGGCGCTTTTGCTTGCTGCGCTTGCTCATCACGCCTCCCTGGCTGCAAGCATGGCGTCGGCCAGGCGATAGGCCCGCGCAGCGACATCGTGAATCGACGAGGCGTTCGGCAGCGGATTTGCCGACCACCCCTGCACCGCCTGACCGGCGAAGTAATCGCGCAAGCTCATGCCGAAGCACGTCATTTCGGGCTGGCCGCTGCCGTTCAATTCCCATACCGGATATGCCGGGCCGCCGTCGTTTCGTTCGCTCATGTCAGCCTCCAAGATGGATTGCCAGCATCCCGCGATCCATGATCGGAAGGGCGTCGCTGCTGTTCATGATTCGACGCAGTCCGGTTTCTCCGCCAGGAAATCCGGTGACCGCCGCCACCACGTCGAGTTTTCCTTGTTTGTCCGCATTGCGCAGGGCTGCGCGGATGCGATCGTCTTGCTGTTGGTCGGTGATGTCCATGTCTTGCTCCAAATAGGTGGGCGGGCGCGACAGCGAGTTGGGAGGAGGAGACCGGTGCCGCCGCGCCTTTTTCGCCCATTGATCTATGCCGCTGCCGCCTCGACAGCCGTGGTTTCAGTGATCCGGCCGCCCTCGACCCACCAACCCGTCACGTGGTGGAAAGACGTAAAGTTCGGCAGCTTCTTGAACGTCCCGAACACCAGGGCCGTGTCGATCTTTCCGGCCTCGGCCAGGGCATCCAGCCCGGCAATGCAATCGGTGCGGCTGGCCAGATCCAGGATCCCGAACTCGTCGAGCGCCACCAGCTTCAGGCCCGACAGCAGCGCATAGGGGCCGCCGCCGGCGAAGTTGTCGATGATCAGTTCATCAGGGAAGCCGAGGTCGAGGGTTTGCAGATCGCGCTTCATGCCAGGGCCTCCAGCTCGTCCTTGATCCGGGCCTGCATGATCAAATCGTCGGCCTCGTCGTGCGACAGCGTGCACGCCACCCGCTGCATATAGGGCAGCAGGGCCCGCACGGCGGCGGTGTCCTGCTCGGCCACCGGCATGCCGTATTCCAGCTTGTGCGCCAGCCGCTCCAAGGCGGACAGGTCGAACGCCTTACCGTGACGCGTGGCCCACATGCTGAACAGATCCACCACGCCCAGCAGAGCGGGCACCATGGCGAACCAGGAATTCCGTGGGCCGGCCGGAAAGATCGGGGTGCCGCGCTCGTCGACGTGGACGGTGCCGTCGCGGTCCAGTTGGTCCAGGATGGCCTCCACAGGCGACAGGACCGTGTTCATCTTCAAGATCATCGGCATGGGACGGGGCTTCCGTACGATCTGCCGTTGATGGCGCTGGCGGGCCTGCATGCGTTCGGCCGCGCGTCGTTGCTGGCGGTTCACTGGTCGTCTCCGGGGTAGGGGTAGTCGCGGCCGGGCTTGCGTCGGCGTTCTTTTGCGCGCTTGCTCATGCCGGCACCTTGTGCGTGCAGATGTCGATGACGCGTTGGCACTGCGCCAGATCGAACCACCCGATATGGCACTGGTCCACGCTGATGCCCAGCTCCTGTGCCAGCCAGGCGTAGCCTTCGCTGCGGGCCTGCCTGGCTTTGAAGTTGCCTTTGATGGCAACCTGCCAGAGCGGGTCGAACACGGCATGGGCGAGTTTCTTGGCGGCGCGCAGATCGTTGTCGGCCAGCCGGCCCAGCGGGATGGTGGTCCGAGGATGGCAGCCGACGTACGCGCCGCATTGGCAAGCCCACAGCGGGCCGAAGTCGCGACGGTAGGGGTACAGGTCGTCGCCATGCTGCGCCAGGCTCGCTGGCGCGTTGCAGTAGGTGCAGATGGCGCGCTCGCCATCCCAGAATTCAGCCGGCGGCGCCACGGCACGGGTTTTTTTCGTGCGCCTCATGCCAGCTCCTTGATTTCGCCCAGCGTGGCGAACAGGCTTTCTTCGTGCGCCTGTCCGTTGTTCAGCAGGTCGTACACCAGCTCCGTCCTGCGCGTCTTCTCACGGCCGTTCACGCTGCCAAATGTCACGGTGAACCTGACTTGTTCGATCATGACGCGCCGCACGCTGTTGACCCGCCGGTTGTTGTCACGCACCACCTGGTACACCATGTCCCTCGGCTCGAATTTCGGCTTCACCAGATCCGCGATTTCAATTTTGCTGTCCATCTTCATCCCCATGAATTGTTCGGATGGGGCTATCACCATGTCCCCCCATGGACCTGTGCGCGCTCAGGCTGGCGGCCATACGCAGGCGGCGGCCGAGTGCCCATCGGCGTAGGTTCCGGGTTACCCTCGTCCCGGAGGCTGCGTCATGGCCCTGCGGCGGGCCACTTTTGCAGCGGGTGCGGTCGGATCGGCCGACCGTCAAGACCGGCGCCGGAGACTCGGCGCGGATCCTCTCAGTGCGGGCCTACCGCGCGCCGCCCAGTCCTCGACCGGCGCATGGATTGCCGCGATGCTCTGCGGCGCGGCCCTTCCGGGGTGCGTTCTTTCAGGCGGTGGCTGCCTCCGGGACCTTCTGGTCCTGGATGGCGAAGTAGACCCGCATGCAGCCCAGCACATCGGCCATGGCGCTGTGGGCGTTCTCCAGCGGACAGCCCAGGAAATGCTGGTGGGCTTCGGCCAGGGTCGGCGTCTTGTAGTGGAAGCGCCCGGCGGCCTTCATCTTGGCCGTGGGGGGGCACTTCACGATGGGTGTGGAGAGCTTGGCTGTGCATTCGGCCGAGCCTCCCTTCCAAGCTGCCAGCTCCGAAATCCCATAGCACCGGGTACGCATCTGGGCGATGCGGATGACGCGAGCGTCGAACGCCTCGTTGTGACCAATTCGAGTGCGTTCATTCCATAAGGACGTGAACAGTGCCACTGCCTGGCCTTCCGCGATCCCAAACTCCAATGCGGTTTCTGTCGTGATACCGTGAATCGCAGCGACTTCCTGCGGGATTTCCCAGCCGTCAGGGCGCACGATCACATCCATGCTGCTGACGATCTCGCGCGTGTCCAGGTCCACCAGCACGGCTGCGAGCTGGACGATGTGCGGCTGGCGCGGATCCTCGGACGGCTCGGAAAAGAGGGGGAGGCCGGTGGTCTCGGTGTCGTAGAAGAGAGCGGTGTTCATCCCAGCCTCACTTGACGATTTCGCCGTACAGAATCGAGGATTCTGTGCCCGTGCCAACCGCCTGCAGGATCTGCTCCACGGCGTCGTCGACCACCACATCGGTGCGCACCAGGTCGTACCAGAGGGTGAGGGCACCCTCGCGCACGCGGTAGCGCAACTTGGCTTCCACCGCGTAGGCCTGGCCGCGCCAGAAGACGGGAATGCCCAGCATGAACTTATCGAAGGCCTGCATGCGCGCGACGGTGGCGGCATCATCGTCTTCGACGTACTCGATGTTGGTGCCGCCGCTCTGGATGCGGATTGCCGACTTGATGCGCTTGTCCTGCGACAATTCGAAGGCAAGAGCCATCTGCAGCATCTCGGTGCCGGTCGGGTAACCCTCCTGACTGCTGCTAATGTCCTTGATGTTGTCGTCGATGAACTGGGCGAACTCGAACTGGCTCATCGCCTTGCCGGAGCTGGCTGTCCAGGTGCGCCACTCGTGAGATGCCTCGGGCGCGAGGATGGCGCGGAAGTCCTGCCAACCGGCGTTGACCGGGCTATCTGCCGGTGGACGTCGTTCTTCATCGTGATCGTTGAACACGGCAGTAACCTTCAGCGGTGCATCTCGTTCGCCCTTATTGACGGTCGCGTAGATCACGCTTTCGGGCAGCTTGTGCTTGTTGACGTATTCAACGAAGGATTCCTGTACCTTGAAGCGAACCGTGCCCTTTTTGCGGTACGGATGATCGGCCAGGGCTTCCAGGCTGGAGTCGGTTTTCAGGGCCCAGCCCTCGGGCAGCGCTATCACCGCGCCACGGCCTCCCAGGCTTCCCATCTGCACGGGTCGACGCGCTTCCTTGGCGATCGTCTGCGCGTAGTTTTCTTGTTGCTCAAGCATGTTGTGCTACTCCTTTGTTTTTGATCAGCAGGGAGTCGGCACCGTCCGAGAGCTTCACGCTCTTCAACGTGACATCGTTGGCGCCGGCGATTTTCGGAACCTCCAGGTCCAGTTTCTGCTGGCGGGGGTCTTCGGTGATGAGGTTCCCTTCTGGGGTCGGGTACATCATCGTGGTGATCGGGGTTTCCTCGGGCACCTTCCCGGTCACCTTGTCGATGACCTCAAGGGCGCCGGAGCGGCTGAGCTTTTTCACCTGCAACTTGATGGTGATTTCGCCCGCTTTGCCGGTGGTATCGACACCCTGGACGACCTTGGCCAGCAGCTCGCTGGCTTCGTCCAGCATCTGGCCGCCGCGTAGGCGCTCCAGCGTTTCGGTAATGCGTTTCACTGCCATGACAACCTCTTGTGGTTGGTGTGGAAAAGGTGGGCAGGCACGGCGACGGTGTGAGGAAGAAGGGGGGGGGAGCCGCCGCCGGCCCTTCGTGCCCGTTGATCGTTACAGCGAGAGCTTGGTGACCGAAATGTCCAGCCCGGCACCGCGCAGGATCTTCATCAACTCGGCCACCTCCTGCGGCATTTCTTCGATGTCCGGCGCCGGCTCGAGCCGAGGCGCATCCCAGCCGAACTGCGCGGCGAGGCGTTCCAGCATCTTCTTCAGGTTGATCAGATCCACGCCCTTGATGCCGGCCTGGGACTTGAGCGGCGTGCCGTGCGTGGTCCTCACCGGGCTGCGCTGGAGCTGGCGCACCGCCAGGGACACAAGGGTCTTGAAGGTGTCGATCTCTGCTTGGCCGTTGAGGGTGATGTCCACGCGGCTGTATTGGCTGTATTCCATGTTCATTTTCCGGTTTGATGGATCAGGCGGCTGCCGTCTCCAGGGTTTCGACGATGCCGTTTTCGATCCAGTGGGCGGCGATGGATTCGGGCAGTCCGACAGGTGCAGACTTGAGGGTGGCGAACACCAGGGCGGTGTCCAGTTCGCCAACCCTGGCCAGACCATCGAGCCACATCAGCAGGGTCCCGCGGGCAGGCACTTCCAGGATCTCCATTGCATCCAGCATCAGGAAACGCGAGCCGGACAGGTGCGAGATTGCCTCGGCCAGCATCGCGTCCGTGCGCCACTGCTCCGACGCCGACAGCAGGGGGTAAGGGCGCCCGGCTGCGGTGATGTTGATGTCTGCCCCGATGGCGACCTGCATCCAGCCGGTTTTCGTGGCCGTCTGGCGCAGGCGGTCATTGATGGGCGTCAGGGCGCGCGCCAGCAACTCGCTGGGGATGCCATCGGGCGCCAGGGCGTCGGCGATCTGCAGCCATGCCAGCACGCTCCGGTGGTGTGTCGCAGCCTTCTCCGTCGTTTGGGCTGCGACCTTCGACGCGTGCGACGCGGTACCCAGGCGCTGGCGCTCGGCGTCCAGGTCCTGGCGGCTGGCGCGCAGGCGCGACAGTTCCTGTTCGGCCCGGCTGATCGCTTCGTCGGAAACGTGCTCGGGTTCCTGCTCGGCTTGGCCGATCGCTTCGATCCGGGCGATGTCGCGCCGCGTGTTCTCGACGGCACGCGCCATCAGGTCGCGGGCCTCAATGGCTTTGGGCAACTGCGCGGCCGCGTCCGGGTCGGCCTGGGCGTCCAGGGCGCCGTATTGCGCTTCGTACGCGGCCAGCACGGCGCGTTGATCGCCGTAGTAGGGATCGCCATCTGCAACGGTTGCCAATACTGCGTGCAGAGCCTGTGCCAGGTCATGCACCAGTCCTACGCGCGGGCCTGTGCCAGCCGCGCCCTGCAAGCGCTGGACCTCGGCTTCCCACTTTGCCAGTTCGCTGCTGTCAAATTCCAGCTTCGTGCGCAGGCTGGGCAGGCGGCCCGCGTCGTTCTGGCGCGCCGCTGCCGCTGCGCTCCAGTTCGCGTGCGTCTGGGCTTTTTCGCGCAGGGAGCCACAGTGCTGGGCGGCCGCCTCGATCTGCTGCTGGACGGCGGTCAGTTCAATGCCCACTGCCTCCAGGCGGCGGGCGTCGAATTCAGGCACGTTCGCGCGCCAATCCTCGGCCTTCTTCTCGCCGTAGGTCTCGCCGGTGACAGCCTTCCACGCGGCCTTCTCGTCGCGCGCCAATCCCTTGGCGAAATCGCACGCCTCAGGGAACCCCGACTTGATGATGGGCAGAACCTTTTCGGTCAGGCCCTCGTCGCAGCCACGCTTGAGCATCAGGGTGCGCACCTTTGAGGTCGAGACCTCGCATCCCATCAGCGCGAACAGGAAGTTCCGGCGGTCATCGGCCGACAGCGCCGCGAACCGGCCGGGATCCAGCAGGAACGGCATGGCGAGATCCTGTTCGCCACTCCAGTTGCGTTTGCCGTCCGGCAGCGTGATGGCGTATTCCGTAGCGTCGGTGGTCACGATGACGCGGCCCTTTTTATGGCCGTCGGCGACCAGGGCGCTGTAGTCCTTTTTCAGCGCTACCCGGACCGGATCGTCGCCAAGCGCCATGCGCACGGCCTCGGCCGTGCTCGACTTGCCGGCGCCGTTCTTGCCTGCGAACAGCGTGACGGCGTACGGCAGATCGAGTTGCACGCGGCGCGCGCCCAGGACGTTCTGGATGTCGATGCTTTGGATCTTCATGGTTACTCCAGGCTCAGAGAGTTGCCGGCGGCGGCGCTGTCGGCGAGTTCGTTCATGCGCTTGCGGTAGGCCTCGCCCAGCATGGCTTGCGATACCGGCGGGCAGTCCTGAATGCCCATACCGGCGCTTTCCAGCGCGCCCTGGTCCTTGGCTGTCCGGATCGCCGTCAGGACGATGGACGGGTCCAAGGCTACGTCCTGCTGGGCGGCCTCCTTCCGGGCCTGGCGGCCGGTATTGACCACCAGCGGCTCGGCTTCCCGCTGCGGAATGTCCATGGCCGGGATCGTGGGGCTGGGGTCGTCTTCCAAGACGGGCGGTTCGTAGCCGTCTTGCACGACGCCGCGAGCGACATCCGGATCGGCCATGGCGGCCATGTCGATCACGTTGGCCTCGGCCTGGTTGTCGATGACCGCAGCTGCCGACAGTGCATCCCCGGGGTTCAGGGGCAGTTGCTTGGAATGGCGCTTGATCGCCGACTTCGAGGACATTTCATCGGGCCACCGCACCCACGGGGTTTCGTCCAGTTTGCGCTGTGCTTTGGCGCGCTCTTGATCGTTCTCCGCCTGCTCGACGTTGCGGACGAGCGTGTTGTAGGTTTCGGACTTGGAGCGGATGTTCAGGATGTCATCCAGCGTCAGCACCACGGACGTTTCCGTGTTGCTTTCAAGTTTGACGTAGGAAAACGCGCCGATCAGTTCGCCGCGATCACGCAGAGTCTTCTGGTATTTCAGGAAGGAATCTGACCCGATCATGTGCTCGAACTTATCGCTCTCATGGATCGCTTCGGCCTGGATGCTCTTGATGTGCGGGCTGCGGTGTGCGAGGGTGATGAAACCCCGATAGCCAATCTGAAATTGGCAGTCGTAGGCGTCGATCCATTCCCATTTGTCGGTGTCGTTGTTGTAGACCCTGGCCCGCTTTTTGTAGGGGATCAAGAACGCCTGCTGCTGCACGGTGTTCGGCTCCAGGCCCAGGGCAGCGGATGACATGAAGGCGCCCAGCACCGATTGCGGATCGCACTGCGCCAGCAACGGGGCTTTCCGCACAGCATTCACGGCCAGGTGCAGGAAGCGTTCCGCCGTGAAATATTTTCCGGCGACCGCAGCGATGCCTTTATTGACGCGGGAATCGTCTTTCAGGTACTGCATGATCGTCCTGGCCGCCGGCTTTTCGGCGTCGGCGTCTTGCCGCAGGCTGGCGAGGTTGGTTGCCATGGTGATTCTCCTCAGTATTTTTCTGTGGTTCAGCGTTCGCGGAACAGGCAGGTTTCCCAGCGCGGGCAGTACTTCGGGCTGCACAGCGGGCTGGATGGATTCGGGGGGAACAGGCCGGACTTGAACATCGCGGCCGCGTGTTCGATCAGACCGGGCTGGCCTTCGGCGCCCACCATCACGCGGCGGGCGTCGAATACCGGGCTGACGGCCGCGGCCGGCGTGCTGGTGGTGGACAGCGCAAGGATCTGGCTGCCGGCGGTGCTGACGCGCTCGGTGTGCTCGTACATAAGCTGGTAGGTGCCGGTCTGGGCGGCGCGGCCACGCGTGCTTGCGCGGCCTTGCTCGATCACGCGAGTGCCGGTCTTCACGTCGGCGATGACCGGCCCGGCCTCGGTCTGCGCGGCCCGCGCCCGGTCCATCGTGCCGGTCAGCCGGATCGTCACGCCATTGCCGCAATCGATGTCCAGCGGGTCCAGCGTGTTCTCCACCCCGACGAACTGGAACTGTGGGCTGACCTCGGCGCAGTACAGGCTGTGGGCGGTCAGCGCGATGCGCTCGGTCTCGCGCAAGCTCAGGTCGTCTTGGCTGCGGTCCACCTCGAATTGCGGGTCATGCAGCGTATCCACGACCACGCCGGCCGCCTCGTCGGCCGTGACACCGGAGCCGTACATGCGGCCGCGGTCGTACGCCGCAGTCCCGGCGTGGACTGCCGTGCCCAGCAGCGCCCGCATGCCGGCCGGCTTGCGGATGCCTAGCAGATGTTCGCCCTCCCAGCGGTGGGCGCAGTCGAACAGGCTGGCCCAGCTGGAGGCGCGGACTTTGACGATGTCGCTCATGCCTCGAGCCCCCTTGACCGCAGCCAGATGTCCTCGGCGGCATCGGCGAGTTCATCCCGGCACGCCCGCGTTTCAAAGTACGCATCCTCGGCCGCATCTTCCTCGTGCTGACGTTTTTGGATGTCGTCGAGCTCGTCGTCTGGCGGCTCCACGCAGGGGCCGCCGATATAGGGCCAGGAACTCATGACACGCTCCCGTCGAAGCTGATCGCCAGCAGGTTCTGGATCCGTTCTTCGATTTGCATGGCCTCGCGTTGGGCTTTCGCCAGTACGGACCTCTTCTGCTCCTGCAGGGCGCTGACCATGTTCTGACGGATCTGGCTGTCTTCCGCGACTTCGAGCGTGACAGTCGCTTCCCCAATGCGCGTCCAGCCACAGTCGGTCATGTCTTGGTGGTTGAGGGCAATTGCGGCCAGCGTGCGGGCGGGGTCTCCGCTCTGTCGGCCCTCAACGAACCGTTGTTGGGCGTAATCGCTGCTCAGCCAGGCGCCCACTGTTGCTTTGATCGTGGCCATATCAGAACCCCGCCGCGTTGCCGATGACCGGCACCGCGATGAACAGGATCGCAATGACGGCCAGCGCGCCGATCCAGGCTTGTGCCGGGATCAGCTCGTCGGGATCCAGATCCGGCCAGCCATATTTCCGCGCCAGAATCGGCCGGATGTGACTGACCCAAATGCTGTCGCACGTCGCCGCGATCGCCAGCAGGTTGATCCACAAGATCGAGTATTCAAAGACACCCATGACTTCCTCCTTTCATCCCCATGAAAGCTTTCAAAACCGGGGATTCAGGGGAGGGGGAGTAGTGCTATGCTTTTCCAGCCGAGGCCGTGAACCTCGGTTGCGGCCTCACGAGCCGCTAACAGGTGCGCGTCGCCAAGGCAAAACGACAGTCGCACTGTTCGCATTCCGACCAAGTGACCGGCGAAACGCGACAGACGGCGGCTGCGACGAAAGCCTTAGGTGACGCAAGCCGCTCCCAGCGAGCTAAGCAATCCTTGGCTTGGCACTGGGGGGCGGGGAGCATCCTAGGTACGCGACCCGCAACCGCCGAGCAGGGGCGGTATACAAATACACCAGGCTTAACGCCTGTGGCCACAGGCTTTCTTGGACATGCAAATGAGCCGGAAAGTGTCTGTGAAGGTGGACGTGATTGTTGATGTGGCCGCAGTCTTACGGGCTGTTGCCGCCATCATCCTGATCGCCGTGACCTAGGAAGCGCGGGGCAGTTGACGCTGCCCTGCGTAATCCTGACCGAAAGGCGCGCATTCCTGCGCCTCTCCTCTGAATCCCAAGTTGTGAAAGAACGCGCCCGTGAGGGCTTGGGATGAATTCTACACATGTAGATTTATTTCTGTCAACAAGTGTAGAATTCTAGGAAAAGCGCCGCCATCGAGATGGCTAAAAAAGAACCATCAAGTGAAGGAGGGCAGAGCGTCTTGGCGTGGCGGCGGCAGCGATGTGGCCGCATCCGGATGCGGGGTTGAAGGATGCCTTATTTGGCTAATGTGAGGCGGTGTTATTCACATTCGAGGCTGTTTGAGTTTATGAATTCCTCAAGACGTCGAGCGTCGTCAGTCGCACCGGTAGATTTAGCGTTTTTCAGTGCTAGACAAAGGTCATCGCGTTTTTCCGCGTATTTATTCCACGGGCCATGCTTTGCGACAGGCTCAGCGGTGCTTTCCAGCCCTGATGGCGGTGAGAACCTAGTCCGGCACAACTCGAATGCCGCTCTTACCCCGTTATTGGTCGGCCTGCGGGATGCGTCATCCACGCATCGCTGATAAGGCGTCATGTCCGCCACATCAAACAAGCCAGAACCATAATAGCCAAGCACAGCACCAATTGCGAGGGCTGGCACGGCGAGCAAGAATTTACCCTCCATCACTCTACGCACCGAAACCGAAGCGTCAGATCTCGATTGCCAAAGCCCCGATGATCCAGGTCTGACCCGATAGCGGACATTGAGCGACCCCGCTTGCCACAAAACTCAGTTGCCTTGACGGAAGCCTTGCTCAGCAAGTCGCCGGTGGTGAATTGTTGGTTTCCGGTATCTACGGTGAGGAAGTATGTGTTTTTGTCCAACTGAGAGACCTCACTGACCGATGCGCATCCAGACAGAGCGGCGCAAATGATCAAAGCCGAGGTAATGAGGGATGGCTTCATGATTTTCTCTCCATGAGCTGAATAGTCCGATTCAGCAGGAAACCTGCCATCAATGGCCGCCACGTGATTTTCACTATGGTCACCACAGAAAAACCGATAGAAACAAGCGAAGACAGCAATAACTCGGGCCGCTTGGCAGTTGTCCAAGACGACAGGCCGCCAACAGCCAGTAGTATGGAGATGCTGGCGAGTCCGTAGACTATGTACCTGAAAAATATATTCAGTTGTCATTTTTTCATTTTGAAATGTCAGGATCAAAAATTTTAGGAAACAGCAGAACTTTCCCGCTTTTTGGCGGATTTCGTGTGTTTTTCTTTTGGAAAAGAGGCGGCTGCGACCGATATCGCTGCCTGTACTGAATGCTTTAGTGCTTCATCCTGGGGTTGGACCCGGCGGCCAAGCGCGAGATCAACCACCAATTGTGCCGCACGGTTGGCGCGCTGATAGCGTGTCCATAGTTCAACAGCAGCCAGATCCGAAAGCGCGGCAACCTTCTTGCCGCTACCAGTTGTCGATTGTTGGTGTGCCGCTTCGGAGAGCCAATCACGTGACTCATCCAGAAGTTGCTCAACAGATAGCCTGAAGGCAGCGGCAAGAGCGGGCGCAAACTTGGAGCGCACGCTATCCCTCACTTCCAGGGCGTTGATCGTGCCTGTGCCTACACCCGATATCTCCTCCAGTTGCTCCAGAGTGAGATTCAGCTTTTCGCGATAGAACTTAATTTGCTTGCCTAGTGCCATGGCCCACACTTTAAACAGGTGTAGAAGTGCCATCAAATACAGTTGTTGATGATAAATATCTACAAGTGTAGAATTGCGACGTATGAACCCTATCCAAACCGCCATCCGGAAGATGGGCAGCGCATCAGCGCTGGCCCGAGCCATCCACGTCACCCCACAGGCGGTGTGCTTCTGGAGGGATGGACGAAGGAAAATTCCTGCCGATCGTTGCGCCGCCATCGAGGTCGCCACCGATGGTGCCGTAACCCGCCGCGACCTGCGGCCGGACGACTGGCACCTGATCTGGCCTGAATTGGCGACCAATGGGAAAGCCGCTGCGAATCTCCCGCGGGAGGCTGAGCATGCGTGATCCGCGGCGGCTGGTTTCTACAGAGGATCGTCGCCGGGCGTGGGAGGCTCTTGCCGGGCCTGAATCGCGTGGCGTACGACCCTCAAGTGCGCTTGCGCGTAGGCGTCGTAGGCGTCGATTGTCCGATCCGGACAGGGCTGCGTCAGCAGAAAGCCGCGTCCGTATTCCGAGTCGTCCGTCAATTCTTGCTCCAGTTCGCGCAGCTGTTCGATGGGCAGCACGCGCACTAGGGAATTCACTAGGGAGGCGCATGCGATGAGGCGTCCATGCAGTGCTTCGACAGAAATGGTGGGGACGGTCATCGGCGCCTTCCTCTGTGGGGGTTTGGGTGCTGTCGATCATACGGGTGACAGTCCGGACCGCAGCCCGGAACGGGACAAAAAAATCCCCATCGGGCCTACCGACATCTGACAGGAGAAAACCGTGATCAACCAGGAATTGACGCAATACCCGGCGTGGCGGCTGTGGCCGGTCCACCTCGTGGCCAAGCTGTTCGGCGTGCCGGTGAAGGTGGACGGATACCCGTTCGGATCTAGCGCTACCGGGGGAGTCAGCGGTGCCGCCGAGGGCGGAACGACCGGCGCGGGCGATGGCGCGATGGTGCGGAAGTTGGCTCTCAGCGCCGTCATCCGTGCCGCACAAGATCGGCAACGCGCTTTCGATGCGGCACTCGCTGCTGCCGCCGACGTCGCAAGGCGAACCGCATGCTCCCCGAAGAGCGCCGCCGAAGAAGTGATAGCGGCTGCGTTGGCTGCTAACAAGGCGCTGGAACAGGGCGAGAAAAAGGACTGATTTTCCATACTGCCAGTCTGCCGCAGGGCGGGCCGGTGGTGAACCAGATCATTATCGGATAACCCATGTTCTTCAATTCTCGTCAGCAGCGCGCCGAGGGTGCGCGCCACACACTACGGCTCGATGTGCCGGTGTCGGAGCAGGTCTACGACCAGATCACGATGCTGGCCAGCCTGTGCGATGTCACGAAGACAGCGTACGCCCGCCGCGTCCTGGAAATCCACGCGCTGGGCGCGCTGGCGGTCAGCCAGTCGGGGGGGGGCGCTGACGACCATGATGCGTCCGAATCGCGCATGGGCGGGCAGGGCGGCGGCGACAAATGCACGCATCGCCTGGACCTGCCTGTCACCGAGGAACTGTACGACGCGGTGGTGGCGCTGGCCGGGCTGGCGGGCCGGCCCAAGGCCGACTACATCCGCTGGGTGCTGGATCAGCACCTGATGGGGGCTCTGGCCTACAGCCGGGCGCGCCTGGGGCAGTAACCATGGCCGAGATCACCCTGGTCCGCCGACACGACATCAGCCTGACCGACCAGGAGCTGGCGGTTGCGCGCAAGGCCGTTTTCGAGATGGTCGACGGTCTGGGCGAACGCAACCAGAAGGCATGGCGCCGCCTGTGGAACCGGATATGGAAGCTGGAGCCCGGCGAGGCGATGGACATCAGTACCAATCAGGAGCGCCTGGGCTGGTACCACCGCAAGCACATGGCGTTGGAGCAGGCGATTTTCCAGGCCCAGGATCGGTTTGAGGCGTTCCGGCCGTTCCGTGACTGGCTCAAGACCGGAGCCGGCCTGGTGGACTGGTACCCAGGCCCCAAGGGCGGCGTGATCCCGGTCGTGAAGTCGATCCGGTACAGCAGCATGGAACAGGGCGCGATGGAGGCCTTTCACGCCGATGCCGTGCAGTTCCTGCGCACCGAGCATGCCCAGAAGATCCTGTGGCCGCACCTGTCGCCCATGGCGGCGGCCGAAATGATCGAAACCATCCTGGCCGATTTCGGCGAATAAAGCGGAGACATCACTGTGGCAAAAAATTCCATCGAGGCGTACGGCGCGGCCGGCAAGACCAATCTGCTGTTCTTCGACCCCGAGCAGTTGACCCTGGTGACGGACCCGGCCCATCCGCTGTACGACGAGCGCGTGCACCTGCCGATCGACGAGGCAATGGTCGACAGCATCATGATGTCCGGCGTGGCCGAGCCGATCATGGTTCTCAAGGACACGGAAACCGGCGAGGTGCAGGTGGTTTTCGGCCGGCAGCGCGTGAAGAATGCCCGGGAGGCCAACCGCAGGCTGGCAGCCAAGGGGCGCAAGCCGATCACGGTGCCCGGGTTCACTCGCAAGGGGCTGGATCGCCGGACCGCCGCCGCGTTGATGGCCAGCGAGAACGCCATCCGCAAAGACGACACGCCCATGGGGCGCGCCCGGATGATGCAGCAGCTGGTCGGCTTGGGATACACGGAAGCCGATCTGGCCATCATCTTCGGCTGCTCGCCGGCTACCGTCGGCGGGACCCTCTCCCTGCTCGAGTGCACGCAATCCGTGCAGCAGGCGGTGGAGGCCGGACAGATCAACGCCACGCAGGCCAAGGCACTGGGGCGCATGCCTCCGGCCGAGCAGCGCGCGAAGGTTGACGCTTTGGTGCAGGCCGGTGCTGGCGTCAAACCGCATGAACGCGCCCGGCGCCAGCGCGCCGTCCTGGGCGAGGACAAGCCCCGCATGCGGACTCGCAAGCAGATCGAGACGGCCCTGGCGGATGCGTCTGGGCCCTATGCCGACGCCCTGCGCTGGGTGCTTGGCCAGGAGTCGGCATGAAGGGCAGGACACCGACGGCCGAGCAGCGCCGCTTCTGGGATCTGCTGGCGCGCGAGATCGGCTGCATCGCCAGCCGCAAGGACGGTTTCTGGGAGCCGCGCGTCAGCATCCATCACATCGACGGGCGCACGAAGCCGGACGCGCATTGGCTGGTGCTGCCGCTGTCGGCCGGCAACCACCAGGACGGCACCGGCGCGCCGGGCCGCGTTGCTGTGCATCCGTGGAAGGCGCGGTTCGAGGCCCGGTATGGGACCCAGCTCGAGCTGCTGCGCGAATGCATTCAGATTCTGCTGGACCGCGGCCACGACGTGCCCGACGGGGCGTTGCTCGCGGCCGGAATGGAAAAGCCCGAGGCGACTGTGGAGGTCGGCTCGGGCGGTGTTCAACATATTCATGGGGATGAATTGATGAGGAACGTGGAAATTGTAAGCGAGAAGGCGCGGGCGCGCCAGGGTGGTGTTGCATGAGGCCCTATGAGGACTTTTTGCTGCACAAGGGGCAGGCCGACGACGCAACAGGGTTCACGCCTGTTTGGATGCCAGACATTCTGTTCGATTTCCAGGCACACCTGACCGACTGGGCGGTGCGCATGGGGCGGTCGGCCTTGTTCGAGGATTGCGGCATGGGCAAGACCGTGCAGGAGCTTGTCTGGGCGCAGAACGTCGTACAGCACACCAATGGCAACGTACTGATCAACACGCCACTGGCGGTAAGCCAACAGATGGCCCGCGAGGCTGAAAAATTCGGCGTCGAGGTCCATGTTGCCCGCGACGGCAAGGTACGGCGCGGCATCAACGTCGTGAATTACGAGCGCCTGCACCTGTTCGACCCGAACGATTTTGTTGGGCACGTAGGCGATGAGTCCAGCATCCTGAAGAATTTCAACGGAAAGACCCGGGCCTTGGTGACTGACTTTTCGCGCGGCATGCGGTATCGCCTGCTGGCCACCGCGACGGCCGCGCCCAACGATTACATCGAACTGGGCACGTCGTCGGAGGCGCTGGGCTATCTGGGCTACGTGGACATGCTCAATCGGTTCTTCAAGAACGATTTGGGCAACAGCAGCGTAGGCCGTGGGTTCATGGGCAAGCAAAACCAATGGCGTTTCAAGGGGCATGCCGAACAGCCGTTCTGGCGCTGGGTTTGCTCCTGGGCGCGAGCCGTGCGCAGACCGTCCGATATCGGCTTCCGGGACGATGGGTTCGCGCTTCCGCCTCTTGAGGAAGTCGAGCACCTGGTGAGCGCGAACACGCGCGCCGCCGGGATGCTATTCGACCTCCCGGCTGCCGGTCTACAGGAGCAGCGTGAAGAGCAACACCGGACGATTGAGGAACGCTGCCAGGCCGTGGCCAACCTGGTCAATGAAACTGGTCAGCCCGCGCTGGTCTGGTGTCACTTGAACGCCGAGGGCGATCTTCTGGAACGAATGATTCCGGATGCCATTCAGGTCAGCGGAAAACAGTCAGACGACGAAAAGGAAGACCGCTTGTTGTCCTTTGCGGAAGGAAAATCCCGCGTCCTGGTGACCAAGCCGAAGATCGGCGCCTGGGGGCTGAACTTCCAGCATTGCAATCACATTGTCACCTTCCCGTCGCACTCGTTTGAGCAGCACTACCAAGGCATCCGCCGCTGCTGGCGCTTCGGTCAGCGCCGGCCCGTGCGCGTGGACATCGTGACCACCGAGGGCGGCCAGGGGGTGCTCAAGAACCTGCAAAGCAAAGCGCAGGCGGCGGATCGCATGTTCACCAACTTGGTGGCGGAAATGAATACGGCCATGACGATTGATCGCGTCCGCGCCATGAGCAAAGAAATGGAGGTCCCGGCATGGGTGTGATTGATCAAGTCATTGCCGATCAGTACGCCATTTATAACGGGGACTGCATCGAGGTCATGTGCGGCCTGCCGGCGGAAAGCATTCACCTGTCGGTCTACTCGCCGCCCTTTAGTGGCCTGTACCACTACAGCAGCTCAGAGCGGGATCTGTCCAACTGCCGCAGCTACGAAGATTTTTTCGAGCACTACGGGTATGTGGTGCAGGAATTGCATCGCCTGACGGTGCCGGGCCGCATGACTGCGGTGCATTGCATGGAGGTGCCGCGCAGCAACAGCGGCACGGACTCGCTGATCGACTTTCCGGGCGACATCATCCGCCTGCATGAGCGCCTGGGCTGGGAATATGCCGGCCGCCATGTGATCTGGAAGGAGCCGCTTGCTGTGCGCCTGCGCACGATGCAAAAGAACTTGGCGCACGCCACGGTGGTTGCGGATTCCATCGATTGCGGCGTGGCCTCTGCCGACAACCTGCTGATGTTTCGGCGCAGCGGCAAGAATCCGATTCCGGTGCAGCACCCGGCAGGTTTGATGGAGTATGCCGGGGAGCGCCGTCCGCCGGCCGAGGTGATGAAGTACCGGGGCTGGACCAAGAAACAGACCGAGAACCGATTCTCGCACTGGATTTGGCGCCAGTATGCCGACTGTATGTGGGATGACATCCGACTCAATCGCGTGTTGCCCTACAAGGAGGCGCGCGATCCAGACGACGAGAAGCACGTTCATCCTCTGCAACTTGACGTGATCGATCGTGCCATCGTTCTGCGCAGCAACCCGGGTGAAACAGTTTTGACCCCGTTCGCGGGCGTCGGCTCTGAGGTTTATGGCGCCGTCACCGCAGGTCGGCGTGCCATTGGGATCGAACTGAAGCCCAGTTACTACCGCCAGATGGTGCGCAACACCGAAGCGGCCGCCAAAGGGCTCCGGTTTGATGTTGGGAGCGAAGAACTCCCTTTCGAGGGGGATGCGGTATGAGCTTCCGCGTTCCGAACCAGTACCGCGTCCGATCAGGGTTCTTCGCCTCTGATGACGCCTCGGGCAACAACGGCGCGTTTCTCGTGCGACTGAAGCATGGCCAGCGCGTCCAGGTCGTCGCGTCGGATGATGGCGGCTGGGAGCACGTCAGCGTTTCGCGCCAGGACCGGTGCCCGACTTGGGAAGAGATGTGCCAGGTGAAGGCGTTGTTCTGGGAGCCCGAGGACTGCGTGGTGCAGTTCCACCCGCGCGAGTCCGAATACGTGAACCTGCACCCGTACTGCCTGCACATGTGGCGGCCGACGGACGAGGTGCTGGTGATGCCGCCGAAGGGGATGGTTGCATGAAGTGGTCCGAACGCACCATCGCCCGCGCCCTGGCGCAGCAGACCTTCAACCGGAAATACCTGGTGGTGGTCCCCAACTGCAACTGGACGGGCTACGAAGCCGACATCCTGGCGGTCACCGAAAACCTGCGGCTGATCGACGTCGAGATCAAGATCAGCAGGTCCGACCTGAAGGCCGACGCCCGCAAGGACAAATGGTGGCATCGGGAGCGCGTTGGTCAGTGGCCCATGGTGCATGAATGGGACCGCAGCCGAATCTCCGGCAATTTGATCATGAAGCGCGCCTATCAGAGGGGCCGCTTCAAGAGCACGCATCTGGAATGGCCGCGCCGGGTCTGGAAGCATTACTACGCACTGCCCGCTGAAATCTGGACGGACGACCTGCTGCCCAGCCTGGGTTCTGAGGCGTCCGGCGTGTTGCTGCTGTCTGGCGACGACAAGACCCTGAAGATCACGTGCAGACGCCCCGCGAAGCCATGTCGTGACGCCGACAATCTGTCGCCAGCCGCCGCCATCCATATCGCCCGTCTGGCCAGCCTGCGCATGTGGGACGCCTACAAGACGGTCGATGCGCTGCGCGCGCGACAGGAGGCCAGCTATGGCTGACCAGGCCGCTCCGTATCCACCGGACACCGACGCCAAGGGCTGGCGCTTCGAACTCGATTATGAGCAAGTCGAGCGGTCAGACACGTGGGCGCTGGCGGCACCGGAGATTCGGCCTTGGTTGCTGATGTTGTGGATGACGGCCTGGAAGCAGGTTCCGTGCGGCAGCCTGCCAGATGACGACGAGTTGATCGCCGTTCGCATTGGCATGCCGTTGGAGATGTTTCAGGCCAGCAAGCACCGGCTGCTGCGCGGGTGGTGGCGTGCCGACGACGGCCGGCTGTACCACCGCGTCTTGACCGAGCGCGTTCAGGACATGCTGGCGAAGAAGGAAAAGGAGCGCGTCCGGAAGGCCGGATACCGGGCGCGGAATGCCTCTGGAAAGGCAAAGCCGTCCCAAGGATATCCAGATCAGTCCCACGGAAGTCCTGATATGTCCCATGGGACAGGCGCGGGACTGCCAGGGGACTCCGGCGGGAGAGACGACACCAGAACCGGAACCAGTATTAATTCCGTACCTACTGGCGTAGGTACGGGCACTGACGTGCCGTCAGCTGGTCCTGCTGATGACCCGCCGAAAGCCGCCCCGCCGCCTGGGCTGGAGCCGCAGGAGGCGATTTTTCAAGTTGCCGTGCCCTGGCTTGTCGCCAGAGGTGTGCCGGACCGCAGCGCCCGGTCTCTGCTGGGCGGCGCGGTGAAGCAACTCGGGGCGGCCGGCGCCTGGGAACTTGCGTCGGAGTGCATCCGCCAGGGCGCGATAGAGCCGGCCGCGTGGCTGTCGAAGGCCTTGAACGAGCGGATCGCCGCGCGGGCCGGGCCTGTGCGTCGGAAAGGGTCGCGTGCCGACGATCGTGCCGCATGGAACGCGGAGTTGAACGAGGTGCTGGCTGAGCCTGCAGGCGGCCGGGCCGAAAAGGACATGGGGGTGATCGATGTCTCAGGCAGTTGATAGGCCGGCGCCGGCCTCGTCGCTGGGCGCCATGGTGGTGGCGGAAATGCGGCTGATGTACGGCTCGAAATTCGCCCAGCAGTGGGAGGGGGTGTCGCCGCGGCAGTTGCGCGATGCCTGGGACCAGAAGCTGGCTGGCTTGACCGAGCCGGAGGTACGCCAAGCCCTGGTGGCCTGCTTGACGCGGGAATGGCCGCCAACGCTGCCGGAATTCCTGCGGCTGTGCCGGCCGTGGCTGGATCCGGAGATCGCCTACCAGGCGGCCGTGGCCGGCCTGGCCGCGCGCCGCAAGGGGAACATGGGCGCCTGGCCG